AGTTTATATTACTTTTAAGTGGACATCTACGCCGTCCCGTTGCGTCTTAAATGACACCCCGTCGCGTCTTAAATGTCTACCCGTAGTTTTCTTGTTTTGGAAGTTATCCACAGGCTTGTGCATAAGTGTGGAGTCGCAAGTTTCGGGACAGTCAAGTAGTAGCCAGTATCGGTTTGTGATTCGGTCTGCCCGGTATCCTGCACCGTCGTGGCTTGCGATTTGTATTTCGTTTAGTTCGTGCAGCTTCTCTAATGCTCGTTGAACTTGTCGTTTACTGCATCCTGATAGTTCTGCTAAACGCTTTTGACTTGGGAAGCAACCCTCTTCGGGGTGTTCGCCTATGTGCCATGCCAGTGCGGTGAGGACGGCTCGGGCTGTTCCGGATGACTGGGAATGATGTAGTACGGCTGAAACGGCTTCTATGCTCATTCTGCGCCTTTCTGTGTGTATAATTCTTTTACGCCCTTGTGGTGGGCGGTGAGGCGATTAAGCCTCGGGGTGTACCTTTTCTGTGGGGTACACCCCTTTCGCTTACTTCTTTAGTTCTTCGGCGTATGCCTTGATTGCTGCCAGTGTTTCATTATCTACTACGGCTTTGACCGCAGCTGTGTAGATTGTTCGCAGTGTTTCGATGTCTTTGTTCTCGTGTGCTTGTTGTGCTTCAACTAGGAAGTTACGGTGTTCCGCTGTTACCTTTAGCATCTCTTCGCGTGACGGTCTGTTTTTTGATGCACTGAACCCGAGGGTATGGAGGCTGCGTCCAATTGCCGAGGTACTGCAGTTCTCGAGAAAACTGGCACGATTTATATTTGACGACCCACGTGTTTCGTGTGCGTAGTCGATTGAAGCCGGGCGAATGTCTTCGCGGTCGGTGTAGACCGATGCCATAACAATTACTTCGGTTTCGTTGATTAGTTTGATTTCGGTGTGAATACGTCCGTTTGGATACGCTTTCCAAAACTTTGTGATTCGGTCTGCTACAGGTTCGTAGTTATCTAAAAAGCCCATGTCTGTGTCCTTTACTTGAATGTGATGTAAGGTTTACCGTTTCGTGCCTGTAAAGCAACGACCCGTTCACCCTGCCAATTACCATACTTGGTGCCGTTCATAAATGCCAAAACCGCTGTCTTGTGTTTTGTGAAGTTTTGTTCGGCTACTTCATAGATTGCTTTGGCAGCTGCCAGGTCAACCCAGAAGTTGCCCAAGTCAAGTTCCCCATCGACTAGACCCTCGGATAGTTCCCGGACGGTTTCGTAAGTTGAGTTAGCACCGTCGAAGTCTGGGGCTAGTCCGTCTTGAACAGAGCCGTAGAATGCCCGTACAGCCGTTTTCATCTCTTGGACAAGGGATTCATCCCAAACGACTTCAAACTCCGTGTATCGCCCGCCTATGACCGCACAGACCACACCACGCTTAAGACCTAGGACCATCAGATACCAAAGGACCTGTAATTTCCACGATTCAGGAATTTCTGACACGTATTGCGCCGAGTGTTTGATTTCCAACACGCCCAAGCTGCCGTCTGCCCATTCGATAATTCCGTCCGGGTTGGCTTTCATCCAGTCCGATTCAGTTGACTGCCATGTTCCGGTGTTGTGAACGATAAGCCATTCTTCGTTTTCATCCATAAAGAATTGGCGGATAGCAGGTTCTAATGCTGTGCCTAGTCGCATAGGAATTGTTGAGTCGGAATTGTCAATAAGGTTTGACTTTTCAGCCCAAAGGGTGTATGGGGATTTGTATTGTGATTTGCCGAGGATAACTCCGATGTCAGAGCCACCAATGCCGGCGCGAGCTGCATGCCATTCCGGTGAGCCTGATTCGAATGAGCCAATAAATTTGGCTTTGCCTAGTGATTCGATTGCGTCTGTAATACGCATGTGTTCTGTGATTGTCATGCAATTTATTTTAGTGACCGGGAATGACAAAACCCCCGGTCTACTCTCAAAACGAGGACTTGCGAGGGTCGTGTCACTTCGGCATTTACTTGGACCGTCCGGACCTGTTTACCGATTTAGCCGGCGTACGGCTTAGTCTTTTTTGTTCTTACTTTGAACCGATTCGATTGTGGCGTTGATGTGAGCGTCGAAGTCCTTATCGGCTACTTCGCCTTTCCCAGCGTAAGTGAACGATAGTCCCATAACCAAGCCGACGATAGCGACGGATGCCCCAAACAAAACTGATTCCAGCGCGCCCATACTGAACATAGGTAGGTTGCCAACACCCATAGAAGACAAGCCAGCGCCAAGTGATAGAGCCGCAACTCTTTTCAAACGCTTTGGGATTTTTGACCATAATTTCACTTTGCCGCCTTTTTAGCCGCCGGTTTTTTTGCAGCCGGTTTAGGTGTTGTCTTTGGTTTTGACGCGTCGATAAGTTTGAACAGGTCTAGCAGTTCTTCTTGTGGTGCTAGTTGTGGCTTTGGCTGTAGTGATGCAGCTGCGTGTAGGTGTGCGCCGGTTGAGTTTGACCCGGTGTTACCAATGTGACCGATGATTGTTTCGCCACCAACAACTCTGTCCATGTTGCTGAACTTTGGTAGTTCTTTTAGGTGGCAGAAGATTGTGTACACCTTGTCGTGCGAGTTCTTTGTAATGATGCAGTTACCAAGTTCCGAAGTGACAAGAACCTTGGCTACAACACCGTCGGCGACAGCGTAAACAGGCTTGCCCTCTGAACCGCCTTTGAAACCCCAGTCTGAACCGCGGTGTGGACGTTTACGGTATGATGCGAAGTTGCCTAGTTCGTCGCGACGTTCCGCGCCAGTGCCTTTGATTGGTTCGAAGTACATTAGGCAAGACCTTTCATAACGATAGCGACGGCAGCTGCGGTAATTGACGCGGTCATAATTGCTTGCAACCATGCACCTTTCCAACGCGCTTGTTCTAACTCGCGAATTCTCATTTCGAAGTCGTCAAGTTTCTTTTCAATATCTGACACGATTCGAAGTATTAGTGAAGTGTTATTCGGCTTCGTTGGTGTTGTCATTTATAGATTCCAAGAACGCTGCATACTCTGGGTTTGCTGGGTCAGCCGGGAATGACTTGAACGCGCCATTTCCAAGGTCTACAACAATGTGAGTTGAACCGTCTGTTTCGTTTGTGATTTCTTCAAATATCATTTTTACAACTCCGCGCTAAAACCGATGTAAGCCGCTGTGTCGTTGAACGCCCTTAGGAAGTAAGGTCGCGATGTTGTGGCTGAACCAACACCTACCAATTCGACATTTATAAATTTTGTTGTTGAAGCGGTATCTAGTGAGAACGATGAACCTGTTTTTTCTGAAACGTTATCGTATGCGCGCCAATTACCAATAGTTGAATAATCTACTGAAGATGCAACTGTTCGCATTTCAACTGGTACTGGGAAGCCAAAAGCAACCGAGTTAGAACCTAACGCAAAACCTTGTGCAACTTTACCGTAACCAGAAGAGCCTGCGTTGTAGCGAATGTAGTAACGCTGGCACTTAGCAAGTTCTGCTTCGAAACCGTTTGACTGCAAACGCCAGTTAGTTGCGCTAGTTCCTTTTTCTAGTTGAACCTTTTCCAAAGTCTTAGTTCCGCCAGTGGCTTCAAACTCCACTACTACGTTTGCAGTGCCGTCAAGAGTCACAGTTACCGGACTAGCTGCATAGGACGGTGCAGTCGAACCAGAGTTGTAAACTCGTCCAGTTGCAGTACCAGACCAAGATAGTGTATAAGAACCCGACCCCGGAATATTCGTCTGCTCAATAACCTGCGCGAATGAGCCACCAGAGTTAATAGTTACAGGATAACCGTTCACTGAATAGGTGAAAGTCATTGAAGAGTTGTTAGATGTTGCTTTCCAACGGTCTACGCCATAAGCGCCAGTAGACAATGAAGTTCCTGATGTGTAAGAACGCTGGTTCACAACAAAATTGGAGTTAATAAGAATGTTGCCAGTTCCGCTTACTGAAACAATGTTTTGCCAAGTAGCGCCAGTCCAGAGATAAAGCACATTTGTGTCTTCTAGGTAAGTTACCATACCCTCGCTAGGGCTTGGTAATGCAGCTGTGCGAGCGGTAGCCGAAGCAAACACCATTACCGACTGATTCATTAGGTAAGTGTTTAGTTCGCTACCAGTGAGCGCGTCACCGTTGCTGAATACTTTATATGCCATTTACGCTGCTTTCCATAGTTCGAATTGAGTGTACCAAGAATTCACGTCAATTGTGTGATTGACCTTAGTAATAGTGTAATATTCGTCAATTGCAAGTTCGTTCTTAGTAAACTTTACACCCAACAACTGACCCGGTGTAATAACCGACGCTTGTGTAAGATTGCCCTCGCGGTCAATAGCCGGAGTTTCAACAGTCTTTACTAACTTGGTAACGGTTGTGTTAAAAACCTTGCCTGCCCAAATAGTCAGTTCATCGGTGTCAATAACATTCAACGATAGTGAAGTAAAGTTCTCGCCATAAAGTTCAATGCTGTCGGTGTCCTCTAGCGCAATAGATTGTGTGTCGTCCGAAACAAGGTCAACATAAAGCGAGTTAATAATAGAGTCAGCATCGGCAGCAACAGTAATGTCAGACATGCAAAGGTGATAAGCATCGCCATGGTTATTGCCAACAACCCAAGTTGTACTAGTACCATTCGCAACGTCCGGACGAGGAATGAAAACAACCTGTTCAGTTTCAGGGTCAACCCAACAGACTGCAAGTCCAACCTGTAACGCTTCATTGAAAATACCGTTCGCCTGAATATCTGTTTCTGCAACCAAAGGTATTTTGCCAGTAGTAGCTGCAGATTCCAAAGACATTACACCGCCAACAGCATTTACAGCGGTTGCAAAGTTTTGCAACGGAGTCGCATAACCAGCTGCAAGACCGGTGTTGTCAAAGGTTGCAATACGGCTATTTACAAGTGCTTTCCAAAGGTCGTACGCTGTGATGTCTATTCTGTTCCAGCCGTCCGGTGAATACTGAACGTTTATTGTGTCGATGTACCCGGTAAATAGCGTGTGGTTTACAGCGCCCTTTACAGCACGAACGCGCATCTTAGTATTTGTTCTAATGTTCTTGTTTACGTTCGGGTCGAACTCGTACGACTGTAAACTAATGCGACCAGTACCAGCGTTAGGTTGGAAGTAGTATGCGTCTTGAATGTCGCCACCAACACCAAAGTCTGCGCTGATAGTTTCCGCTTCGACCGCTTGCCAGACGAATGCAGAGCCAGTGCCTAGAACGTCGGTGCTTCCAAGTAGTGATTCGCCAAGAATAAAGTTACCAACACCGCCAAGTACGTCCTCGCCACCAAGAACTGACAAACCAAGAATAAAAGTATCCGAGTCGATGTCCGGTAGAAACAACTCGACTTTTAGGTCGGTTGCTATGTTGAAGTCTTGGATAATCGCCATTAGCGACCGCCACGAATGATTGTGCTAGAACCGGAAGCCTTTAGTTGCTTGTTTAGAACCGCTGTAATCTGTTGCGCAGACTGCGTACCCTGAATGTTAAAGTTATAGGTAGCCTGTGCTTTGCTTTGGAACGCTTTAGGGTTCAACTTTTGAAAACCCTCGCCATAAATTTTAGAAGTCACTGCACGCTGTTGACCCTCCTGAAAACCACCAATAGCTGCACCTGCACCAATACCAGCAACCACACCACCGGCAGCTGCACCACCGCCAACAATAGCGCCAAGACCTGCAAGAGCCTGATAACCTTTTACCGCTTCTGTCGCGATATTCCATGCAGCGGTTATACCGCCAATAGCAGCGACCATAGGGACTAGCCAGTCCTTGTTGTCAATTACCCACTGAACCAATTTTGCGCCTTGGGTAATAATAGCCTTTAGACCGTCCACAATTTCTTGCAATTTAGCCTGACCCTCTGGTGTTGAAAGCCACTGCGAAAATTCTTCAAGCAAAGGCAATAGCGCAGTACCGATTTGTTCCTGCATTTCGCCAAAGATAACCTGCATGCGTTGGTAAGGGTCAGTGTTCGCGGCTTCTGCAGCTGCACCCTTAAACAAGCGTTCCAATTCAGCCATAGGGTCTTTAGCGCCCTTTAGCGACGGAATAAGTCGAGTTAGCGCAGTGTCAGAACCAGCCAAAGATTTAGCCATGGCTTGCGAAACAGCATCCAAGTCTTTACCAGTTGCAGCCGAAGCATCCAAAGCAATTTGCAACAACTTGTTAGATGCTGTGACGTCTTTAGTTGCAATAAACAACTTCTGAAACGCCGGACGAAGTTTGTCGTCCGCTACACCGGCTTGAAACTGCATGCGATTTATAGACTTTTCAGCCTGCGCGATTTGTGCCTTAGTAGCACCGGCAGAGTTCTCCATAGCCAACGCCAAAAGGTTCATTGACTTAGAGTCTTCAATAGCAGCCTTAGCCGCTTCCTCTAATTGCTGGGTAATGATGCGAAGCGAGAAACCTACACCGATAGCAGCGAAAGCCTTGTTCATGCCTGCAGAGATTTTAGCTGCACGTTTATTTAAAGCACCAAGTTGACTTTGAGCGCCCTTAGTAGCAGCTGTTAGATTCTTGTACTCGCCAAGTATCTCAACTCCGAGAACTAAACTCATTCCGCTACCTCGTTCGTTTCATTCCAGACACTAACGAATGCCCGGTATTCAGTGAGAGTAAGTCTTCGGTATTCGCTTGGTGACATGTTAGTCAACAAACAAAACCTAGCCATACGCTCGGCTTGTTGCTTCTTTATGCTTTTGGGTCTTCTGCAACACCCTTAAACAATTCAAGAGCATCTGCGAAAGTTACCTTGCCAGCATCTTCCATTTTAAAATTAGGGTCAACACGTTTCTTAGCAACCCAAATAATTGCTTTCAACGCCTTGCCTTTTAGTTTCCCTGCGCCCATAAGTTCGTCCATTGGTTGCCCGGCTAGGTTCTCAATAGTTTCAACTTCGTCTAGCGTTAGGGTGCTAAAAAAGTCCTGTGTCATTCTTCTGTGCCTTTCGTGGAATTGAACGCTATAAGTGTATCAAGAGTACGGTAGTAGTTCTTGTAAACTTCGTCGCGTGTGATTCCAAGAGCCTTTATGAAAAAGGGTTGTGGTTTGATGTTGCGTTTAAACCAACCCCAATGTATAGGGTTAGCGTATGGAACTTTGCCATTGTTTCCTGCACGAACCGAAACGCTTCTTAGTGCCTTAGACACTTTGATTGTGTTTCTTAGTGCGCCTGTGCGTACCGGCACCAAGTTTCGGGCTTCTCTAGCAACAATTTCACCTGCTTGTGAACCTGCAGCTTTTATTTCCGCATCGGGGACTCCAATTGCTTGAAGTGCTTTGATGCCGGACTTGAAACCTTTTACCTTGATGCCGGACGCGTTAGACATTCTTACGCGGTTGTGTCGATTGTCACGCCGTAGAAGATGTCTGATGCAGGGGTGTGTGGAGTGTTCTTTACAGTCAACTGAACGCTGAACTTTGAGATTTCGTTTGAAGTCAAAGATAGCGGTGGCAACTGGTCGAATACAACAGTTCCGGTGTAGTGTGGCTGGTCTGCAGACGCGGTTGCGTTGCCGTTAGGTGCGATTGTGAAAGCAACTTCTGAACCGAAGTTGTCCCATAGAACGCGGTATAGGCTTGTGTCTTCGCCAGATGTAATACCGTCTAGCTGCAAAGTCCACTGACCGCCAACACGAACTTCGCAGAATGTCTGTACGTCGCCCGGGGCGTCATCCAGAGTAAGTTCTACCATGTTCGCGTCGCAAGCGTAGTCGGTTGTGCCGATTTTGAAGACAATGTTCGTTGCCTTGATGCGAGTTGATGCTGCCATTAGGGGCGACCTTTCTAAATTGTTATTGCTAGTTGTGCGTAGATGTTTACCGATAGGTATTCGGCGTTGTTTGTTTGCAAGTTGTACGGTTGATTTACCGAAGTCAGACGAGCGTAGGTCAACGGCTTGATTGCGTTTAGAACGTCTTCAATTAGTTGGTCTAGGTTTTCAGTTGCTTTCTTGTTTGTAGCAGTCGAGGCAACTAAAACTAATTCGAGTCCAAGAGTGTATTCTCCGAACTCGGCGGTCTGAATGTAAGGCGATGCAGCGTTGACTATAACGATTGGCGGCGTGATGCGTTCCGGAACGTATTCCAAAACATTCAAACCTGCAGCTACAAGGTCGTCTTTGAACTCAACCTTGGCGTCGTTTATTTCGCTCATACTGCGTAGCCTGTGTACGGCATTAGCAACGGATAAACCGCGTTCATCGGGTCTTTAGCGACACGAATAGGCGAGCCGTCCATGCTTGCAAACTGGGCAACACCGTTAGGGGCAGAGCGACGGTGGAAGAGTTCCGACGATGCAATAAGCGTCGCCTGGTCTTTCAACACTGCAGGAACAGATGTAATACTCCCGATGTGTCGAGTAACCAAAGCCAGCCCAGCGTCTAGACATTCCTGTGGGAAGTCTGTTTCGTCTGTGCCTACGTATGCTTGGAACTCTGCCAGCGTCACTGCCATTTTTATTTACCTAATCTAATTACGCAGTTACGTCCAACTTAACCAATGCGCCTACGCGTGGAGTAGCAATTGCTAGGTATCCGTATACGCTTAGGTCGTCGGTTAGGGTGGTGATGTCGCCAGAAGTTAGACGTACAGGTGAACCTGCAGACTCCATGGTGATTACAGCTGCAGAGTTAGCCATGTAGACAACTCCAGTGCCTAGTGCAGGGTCAACGATGATTGGTAGACCAAATACTGAGCCACGAAGACCCGGTACGTTTGCTGTACCAATGTTGTTTACGCCAGCGCCGTCAACGTTTAGAACTGGGCGTCCGTCGCCAGCTGCAACCTTAACAATCTTTACGTATGCGTCGGTTGAAGCCAAGATGAACTCTGGGCGTAGACCGGTCTGCTCGTAGATGTATGCTGAACCGTTTGCAATTCCCTCTGCAAGAGATGATGCAGTTCCACCGTCGGCGTCGAATACCTTGCCAGTGAAGTCAAGAGCGCCAAGAGCTGCAACTAGTGCTGCGTTGGTTGCCTTTGCGTACTGCTGGGTTAGTGCTTCGAAAACAGTGTTTACGGTGTTGATGTTTGAACGCTCGATGTACTGGCGTGAAACAGAAGTGTATCCACCGTAGGTCTTGATAGCAGCTGAAACAGTTTCAAAGGTTAGGTTTCCGAATGAAAGTGCTTCGTTCTCTGGGTCTTGCTGACCAATTGCAAGGGTGTTGGTGTCAATCTTTGCGTACTCAACAGTTAGACCTGCAGCTGGTAGTGCTGCGCGTGAGAAAGCCTCTACAGTCGGACGGTTGTTACGGATTAGAGTGTCGATGTAGCCGTAGAACGGTGGGTATGCAACGGTGTCTGCAGAAGTTGAAGCAGTACGTGCAAGAACCTTTGCGTCCTCGTCGCCGTCAATCATAGCCTTTACGAACTCGCCCTGTGAGCGGAACTTGGTTGTTGTTTCTGGTGCAGTTGCAACGGTCATCCCAGCCTCTACAACGCGGCGCAGTTCTGCAACCTCGTCAAGAGCGGTACGAACGTCGAGTTCAATGTTTTCTGACATTGGTTCACTTTCTTGTTCAATTTGAGATTCTTCGATTGGGTCGATTTCGACTTCCTCGCGAACTTCGCTGATGTTTGCGCCTGAATAGGCTGGGAATGGTACAACTGAAACTTCTTTCAGGTCTACCAAAGTACGAACGACAACATTAGAGTCGCGTTCGTTCTCAACCGGGATAAACCCAACTGAAAACTTGTTTAGAACACCGTCGCGAAGCAAAGTTAGAATTTCTTCGCCTCTAGGTGTTTCGCTGATGTAAGCAGTGATTTCAAAACCGTCTGCAGTTTCGCGACCCTCGACAACTTTGCCGATTGGTTCGTCGTGATTCCAGAATAGTTTCACATCTTCAATTGACTGAATTGCACCCGGGGCAAAACGCTCGTAGGTGTTGTTAGCAATAGCGATTTCCTGACCATATGGAACAGCCAGTCCGGTAATGGTGCGTTGGTCAGTGTCAACAACACCGCGGAAGTCGCGTGTTTCGATGTTAGACATTTAGTCCTTCCTTGGTGCGTACTTCATCTACCTGCAAGAAACCAGCGTCAATACCAGTCTTGTAGTAGTTGTAACGTGCTGCCACGTCTGCCTTGAATAGGTGTTCAAAGTCAAATTCGATACGAACGCCACGCGGTAGGCAATTGCTTAGCGCGTCGGTGATTGCGTCGGTGTAAGCCATTAGAGTGTGACGGTAGAAGACTTGGTTTTCGTCCTGCAAGTTGGTGTAAGTATCAGATGCGCCCGGAACAGAAGTCAAAAGTAGACGAGCAGGAACACCAAACAGGCGAGCGATAGCCTGAACTTGTTGGTCTTGTACTTCTGTAAATAGTGCGTCGCGTGGGCTTAGGGCAATTTGCTGGTATTCGAAACCGTTGCCCAAAACAGCGACTTGGCGGTTCTGTTGCTTGTTGTGCCAGTTAGCAGTGACCGCTTCGGCGTCAGCTGCGTTCAACATGGCATTAGTTTTTAGGACGCCGGTAGGGACTCCAGCAGAAGTGAACCAGTTACCAGCATAATCGCGCAAGTCAATAGCAGCAGATATATCTTTTCGACACGAGTCAATTGGTGACACTCCTCTAAGGTAGCCAGCACGACTAAATATCTTTAGGTGTTCAATTTCGTTCTTGGTGTACTGCGTTCCCATGTAGTCGTAGACGATTCGGGAGAAGTCAGGCTTGCCGTCCTTAGTGTAAGGGTTCTGAACGTTAACAGCGGAAGCCGGAAGAATAGTTAGGTTGTTTACCTGACCGTTTGAACCGTAGTTCTTGAACCAGAATGCGTTGCCTGATAGTGCAAGGTCTGCAACGGTTTGGAACAAAAAGTCGCGACGGTTTTCGTTGATGCTTGGCTTGTTTACAAGTACAGGGTTATCAACTTTTACTTCAATACCGGTTGCGTATCGGTAAGTGTTGATAGTCATCTTGCTAATTGGGGTAGCAATGATTTGAACCGCGCGGTAAACAGCGGTAAGAGTAAGGGCAGAGTCAGGAGTCACAACTGCAGCTGAACGAGTTGGAATTGTTGGCTGTGCTGCGCGTGATTCTGTCGGCTTAGTAAAGCGATTCCATAAAGATGCCATATTCTAAATATAGTAGCACATAGTGTCCGACAAGGATGTTAGAATACTCCGACTGTGGCGTGTTGCGCTCGTGATGAAACATAAAGCGCCATAACAGTTGCCATTAGCGCGTCGATTTCACCATGCGATTCTTTACGACTAATAAGCCAAGTTTCGCCAGTGTATTTAGTGACACCGTTAGGCATTTGAGCAACCAACAAAGGGTCGCTGTTATGCCTAACAGTGCCAGTACTAAACATAGCAAACACCGCAGAACAAGCCGCAGACATTTCTTTCGTCCACAATTGCCACACCGGAATTCCAGCCAACTTTAAGCGTTTGGCTAGGCTTGGTAACTGGCGGTCATCTAAAGCGATTGCCCTTGGTGAGAACTTGCTATACAAGGATGTTATCTCGTTGAATAGTTGTTGTTCGGTAGGCGCAACCAAAGATGCGACCAATTCTGTTTCTTGAATGTCGCCGTTAGTGTTAGCGAAAGCAATTGTTGCGTGTTCCCAGTTCTTTGAGATGTCCACCGCAAATACACCGGCTTGCATGTTAGTGACTCCTCGACCGGTTGCAGCTTTGAACAAGTTGCCCGGTAGCCAAGATGCAGCTGTTCCGCTAATGAACTGATTTAGTCGGTAGCGTCGTGCTTCGTGTTCCGGAATTGTTTTCAAGTCGCTGATGACTTGTTCGACCGGAATTCTACCAGCAGCCACCGACGGATTCGCTGCCATGATTGCTACAGGGTCGTCGATAGGTGCGTTGTCTGGTGCAGTCCAAAGGAAGAACCCAAAGCGTTCCAAGTCGGTTGCGCCATTTGCAGCTGCAGTGCCGGACTTGTAAAGATTTATTAGTGTTTCAGATGTTTGGTCGCCTGCGGTTGTGATGCCGATTACTATGCCGTCTTTGCGCTGTGAAGTTCCAAGAACCGCCGCGCCCCACATACCAGCCTTAGCCAAGTGCAACTCGTCAAACAAACAAAGCGACATTGGGATACCCTGTAGCGCTGATTCTTTTGCAGCTTTCACGTCATAACGTCCAGCGTTATCGCTTGTGACAATACCGCGAGTTTCGGTTGCACGTTTGAAGCGTTTACGTAGAAAAGGGTTTTGGTTGATGACGTAGTTTACTCGCGAGTACACGATGTTTGCTTGGTCGGTCGATGAAGCCAACGAGATTACTTGCGCGCCCGGCTCATGCATTAGCAGACCATACAAGCCAAGAATTGCAGCCAGTAGTGACTTACCGTTCTGACGTCCAACAGAGATGACAACCTGTCGGTAGCGTAGTCGTCCCGGATATTTAGGATGCGTTGCCGGGTAGCGTTCCAATACGTGACGAAGCAACCAACGTTGCCATTCATCTAGGGTAAGTCCGTCCGGTGACTCTGGGGACTGCCAAGCGAGGTTAGCGAACTCTATTAGACGGTCGCCGTCTGTTTCGAAGTCATCCGTTAGTGGCGGAGTGTAGACGCTGGGCAGTTGAAGCATTAGCGAGTGAGTAGTTTCTCCAGTGGGTCAACTTCGACGTTGGCAGCGCCTAGAACGTTCTTGATTTCCAAGATTGTCTTACGCAATTCAGCTGCGGTCGAGGTGGAACGCTTGTCGTCAAATTCTTTAGCCAGCGCCAGTGCGATGCCCGACAAGACCTTGAGTTCCGTATTTAGTTCAAGAGTATCTAGCCATGCTTTAAGGTCGTTCTCGGTCATCCTGTGCCTTTCTAGGGGATAATCTAACCC